AGAACTAAGCGTTTTATAGCTGCGAAATTCATGGTTTTAGATTTGCCTGATGTAAAGTTGTCAAATGCTTGCTTATCTGAATTGTGTATTTTAGAAGCTTGCTCATCGGTTATGGTAGATGCTTCAGATTTATTTTTTTCTGTACTTATTTATCTCACCTTCTTCCGTTTTGTGACTTATAAAAATTTAGTATGTTCTCACTATAGATGGTCTACGTGCCATAGATAGGATGTTTTTGTAATTATTAGAGCTTTTGGATTTAATAGCACTACAATATTCTGTAATATAAAATATCAGATAACTTAATGCAGAAAAACGGTCTTTGTCTACTTTTTTCACGACCTTTTCTACAGATAAAGCACCATTTGTCATATGCTTTAATTTTAAGTTTGCTATCTCCTCAAATAATAAATCAGTTTGTATGTATAGTAATACTCGTAAATCCATATTTTGTTTATCCTTAGAAGAAAAATCTGTGTCTTGTTTTTTCTCAAGCAACTTTAATTTGCCACTTTCAACAGCATCTATAAAATCTGCAACTACTTTACTCTGAAAATGCTGTGCTTTCATATCAAACAAGCATTTTTCGGCATCTCTAACCTCTGGTTGGTTATCGGTGTTCATTGTATTCCAACATCCAAGATACTCTCCAGTAATCGGATCATAAGATTCCTTTAATAACTCATCTATCAATCCTGCGCCTAATCCATTTCCGTCAGCAATAACTGCTTTTGCCAGGAAATTCTTTTTGGTTTTTTTTACTAGACATGCCTGTGCTGAAAAGTTCATTGCATTAGATACTGTCATAATATTTGGAATTTCAATAGATACAATCCTATTCGATTCTTTATTTCTTATAACTCGTCCAATTGCAATAGAAGATTGGTTATTTGTTGCTTTCTGACTACGAGCAACGTCTACACCAAGATAAAATTCTTCATCCAATTTATTGAAATTAATCATTGGTGTGGTTAATGTCCGGCAATTCATTAACTTGTTTATATCAACTAATGCACCGTCTGAAGAACCAACCCACTCTTGTTCATAGTTTTGTGCAAAAGCAATAGGAGAGGAGGTACTTTTTTTTCTTAATATCTGACTTTTATTACTACCTCTGCCATACCAACACGGCAGCATCCAACTTGCACCAAGAACGATTTGTCCTTTCAATTCGCACATATTGTCATACATGTCTATAGAGCGTTGGTATTCATCAGAACCACGGAAACCAGATGTTGTGAAGAAATGTATTTGTTGATTTAATTCTTGTGGGTCTACGAGAGCCATTTTACCCACAGTATATCTAGGAACCTCTGTTACAGGTTCAAGAACATCTTGATATAATTCGTTATTTAAAAGAGCAGCTTCTTCAATTTTTAATCTTCTTCGTCTTTGTCCTTTGGTTGTCTGCGCATTTGCAATAGCATCTATAGAACTTCCGTTTTTAAACTGAATTAATGCATCACCTTTAATAAATTTAGGTTCTTTTTCTAATTCGTTTTCAATAAGAGGGAATTTATTTCTTATTTCATTGAATTTAGACTTTAATAAATCTGCTGCATTTTCTTTCGTCTGAGCTGAAATGGCAAGTTCAATTTGCGGAAAAAGAATAGCAACTATAACACAAGACAAAACCTCATTGAATGTTTTGGCATATCCACGACTGAATGTACCATACATATTCATAAATCGCACATCCGACCTTAAAAAGACTCTTTGATCAAAATGCATGTTGAAGTTACTTTTTTCAGTGCGCAATAAGTCTATGAACAAATCTGGGTACCATCTTGCCCAGCTTATAAATTCATAATAGTTATATAAATTTTTTCCAAATACAGAATCATCTTGTATAGCAAGTATTCTTTCCTTGATTGACTCATCAGTCATCAGATGAAAATCATTCATCTACATCATCCTCACTTCCGTCTGACAAGTCATCATAATCGCTTGGCAATACAATGAATTTTTCTATATTTGGTCTGTTTTTTAGTATAGTGTCATTAGATTCTGTAAATACACCATTTGGATCACCATACTGTCTCAGATATTCTTCCATTTTATCATCATAAAATTTATAAATATCTTTATATTCTATTGGTGGTAATCCTTTTAGTTTTCGTGCATAACTTATATAGCAATAAATATTAAAATCTGGGGCATCATGTGGTTGAGTCTTATATTTTGGCAGTATATTGATTACATCTGTTGCTTGCTCAATGGCTAATGTTAATTCACTAAAACTGTTTACTCCTTTTTGTAAATCTGCCGCAGATAACTGCTTTGGTGTTAATTTCCCGTTTGATGCTGCATTCTGTGCTGCGTCATACCATTTTTTTGCTTCATCTACATTGCCAGCGGCTGTAGCCATTTCTTCCTTTACCTTAAAACGAACATATGTCGCAAGAGCCTCTTGGTGTAAATTCGTTTGTAAAGTGTAATTGAGTTTAAGTTTCTCGTATTTCTCATACATTTTTTTATATTCTACAGCAGTATATCCATCTCCAAACAAATCTTTTATATTATCTGTAACTTCAAAATTATCAATATTTGAATAGTATTTGTTTTTATTTTGTTTAGACATATGTGGAGATTTATTATTTTGCAAGCACTGATTAATTAGATAAGAATATCTATTTAGAATTTCATCTTTTTCTTTCTTAGTACGGTTACTATTCTGATGAATAAATCCTTCTTTTTCTGCATCAGAGTATGATTTTGCTTTGTCCTGCCGCATCGCCACAAGAGTGAAGTATTTCTGTAATACCTCATATCCATGTAATGAAACCTCTTCATAACTTAAATAACTGTTTTCTTTCTTCACAGATTCCTCAGAAGAGAAGAGTAGATCAAAATACAAAGGTTTATCAATATTTCTAAGTAAGTCTTTAAATTTATCAAAATCAATCCTTCCGTCCTCAGATAGAATAGAAGTTTTGCAACATTCTTTACAAACAGGAATACGCTTATCAAGAGAGTACATAGGGGAACTACTATAATAAAAATCTGTTAGATTCTTTTCATGGTGACAACATGTACATACCTTTTTCCCCTTTTGTTGATTGGCTGGCAATGGTTTATTACCAGATGATTGTATTTTTTTTCTTGGCATGTTTTCACCATCCTTTCATTTCAAAATTATTTGTTCAATTAAAAAAGACAGTGTGATGACTGTCTGAAAACACATAAGAACATTCAATTTTATCATTAAGAAAATTTTTAAAAATTCTATATCAATAACGCATAAGTGAATTGTAAATATAAAAAATTAGATATACATATAACATACATTTAGAAAATTTATGCTCTGGGAATTGTGTACAAAGCTCCAAAGGATCTACCAGTTGTCGAAAATGTATTAAAATTTTTTACATGAAGCTCAATGCTTTTTTCTCCAGTAATTACAATGGAACTAGCAATAGTCCATGAGGTCAAAGTTCCTGGCGTTAAATATGTCAAACTAGAACAGTATCCATTTTCGGTTGGCAAGAATGGAGCATCGTTTGAAGACGTAGAAAAATTGAAAACTTTTTCTGTTGTAATCGAACCTGTGATCATAAATCGAAACCATATAAAAGTGCAAGTTCCGTTTCGATAAATGGTTACTGGGAAAAGATAGCAATTAGGACTACTTTCAGTCTCATTTGTTCTTAACCAATTATTATATGTCTTTGGCTTTGGATATGAATTCAAGATGTTAATCACGGATGTAACTTCTTCAAGATTATTGTGTAAATAACGGATATTTTTAAACATAGTAGAAACTTTATTAAGAATAGTACTGTGTTTTTCATTGCTTTTTAAAATCTCAACATTTGTCCAAATATTAGGTGAAAGATTGTCATCACTTGTAAATTCTATTGCAGGATCCATTTCATTCCATCTATCTTTGTCTTCTTTCGTAACGTGAATATCTTTATCTGTTGTATGTTTTGAAATAAAAGAGACTATCTGGTCTTTAAACGCAGATAGTCTTGACAATGTGATAAGTTTTTCTTTTGACATTTTTTTACTTTCCTTTTTGAAGTTTTACTATG